GATAAGAAATTTAGTATCAGTGATGAAGGTGCGGCACAGATCACTGTTAATTCAGGTCTGGCCACTTACAACTATATCTTACCAGCACAGAGCAAGTAATGGATAAATGGGCCTATAGAGGTCATGACTTAGGTGAATGTTATTTTGATCCAGTACAGGATCTTACATATATCCATATTCCGAAAAATGCAAGTACCTTTATTAAACGTTTTTGTGTAGATTTTGAGTATAGCAAAACTTTTAAACATGCAAGCAAATATTTGGTTATATTACGAGATCCTATTGAAAGATGGGTAAGTGGTATGGCACAACTTATACAAAGTGACACGGGCACTAATTGGACAAGTGAATATATTTTTAATAACATTACACTTGACGATCATACCGAAATACAATGTTATTTCTTAAAATCTATAAATTTTGAAAAAGACATAAACAAATGTATATTTTTTAAAGTTGATGAAAATTTATCTGATAAATTCATTGGATGGACGAATACTGTTTACCCTAAGGTTGTTATGCACAAAACTAAATTAAATATGGGTATCAACATTATAGGTAGAATAGAAATTATCAAAAATTTACAAAAAATAATAGACAATAATGCAGATCTCATGTTAAAATTAAAGAAACACTTTGACGCCGACTACGAACTAATTAATCGAGTAAAATTTTATGGAAATTGATAATTTAACCGCAAAGCAACTAGACTATGCTGTATTCTTACCAGCATTGAGTGGCTTCTATGCCACTTATGTGGGTAAGCAACGACATGATCCTACGTATGTAGATCCGGCACGTATTCCAGCAGACTTTGAAAACGGTATCGAAGGTCTTAACTGGCTTAATCCAGATGCGGCTTACTTTCCATATCATTGGGCGTTATATTCAGCAGGTCACGCTGAGTTAGATGTAAACAAACACAGTCCCAAAGAAGACATGATACGTAATCGTGATAGATCACGTAGTTTTATCCTAGGTGATAGTGGTGGTTTCCAGATTGGTAAAGGTGTTTGGGAGGGTGACTGGAAGAATCCTGCGTGTCCCAAAGCACAGAAGAAACGTGAGCTGGTATTGACTTGGATGGATGCTTACATGGATCGCGGTATGTGTTTAGATATTCCAGCCTGGGTAGCTCGTAGTCCAGCAGGTCGTAAGGCCACAGGTATTAATACATACATGGAAGCAGTTGAAGGTACTTACATCAACAACGATTACTTCATGAAGAATCGCACAGGTGCTTGTAAGTTCTTAAATGTTCTACAAGGTGAGAATCACGCAGATGCAGACGATTGGTATGATCGTATGAAGAAGTATTGTGATCCAAAACAATACGCACAACCATTTGAAGGTTGGGCCATGGGTGGTCAGAACATGTGTGATGTGCATCTGGTGCTACGCAGACTAGTCGAACTACGCTTTGATGGCTTATTAGAAAAAGGTCTACATGATTGGATGCACTTCTTGGGCACAAGTAAACTTGAGTGGGCATGTTTATTGACAGATATACAACGAGCAGTAAGAAAATATCACAATGAAAACTTTACAATATCGTTTGATTGCGCAAGTCCATTCCTAGCTAGTGCTAATGGGCAGATCTATATCCAAACAGAAATCACTGACAGAGAAAAATGGGTCTACAGAATGGTACCTAGTGTAGATGATAAAAAATATTCTACAGACACCCGCAGATTCCGCGATGCAGTATTACAAGATAATTTGTTCAAGGCATTTACAGAAAGTCCAATTAGCCAACGTTGTACTATTAAAGATATCTGTATCTATAAGCCAGGTGACCTAAATAAGATTAATAAAGAAGGTAAGACAAGTTGGGATAGTTTCAGTTATGCTATACAGATGGGTCATAATGTTTGGAGTCATCTAACAGCAGTACAAGAAGCTAATCGTCAATATGATCTTGGACTTACTCCAAGGATGCTAGTACAAGAAACATTTGATCGTGTTTACTTCCGTGATGTAGTAGATGCTATATTCGCTACAAGTAATAAAGGTGAAGCATTGGCTATCATTGATGAATTCAGCAAGTTCTGGATGAGTATCATTGGTACACGTGGTGCTACAGGTAAGAAAACAGTTAACGCTAGCACCATGTTTAATACATTATTTGAAAGTGAAGAATCAGAAGAACATCATGTAGATGACAGTGGATTAGATGAAGGCGTTTTAGATAATTTAGAAGCAGACTTAGGGGAATAATTTGAAGCGTGATTATACTGATGGCGTAAAAGAAGATATAACATACTTCACTGGTGTGGAGATTGAACGGACTCCTGCATACGGAATGATGACCTTATTTGTAGTAGGCGTACAGCCTGCAGAAGAAATCATAGCACTAGCCAAAGAAAAAGACTGTCGACATATCTACTTTGGTGCTAATCAAAGTTTTCCTAAATTAGCCACAGATGATGCTGACGCTTGGCGCCCATGGGAACGTATGATTGATCAATGCTTGACCGCAGGCTTATGGTGTACCCTAGATTTTGATGTTGCAGTAGTACAAGGTGTGCTGGAGTGTACATTTATCGGTCATCGCAGATTTATTCCACAAATTTCGGTAAAATTACCCTACTTGACACAGCTGGGATATAATGCTACAATTAAGCTAGACGATCTAGACTTTGATCATTCAAACCCAGGAGTTTGGTGTCATCGCTTACGTGATTTAACAACAACAGAGAGCTTTACTGATTGGGATCAATACGGTAAAGATGAGATTATAAAATGATACAAGCAGAACGCGAAACAATAGATAGAATTATTAAGGTTAGCCAAAAGAAAGTTTGGGTCACTTTCCAACGTGAAGGTATCCATTGTTTTCCAGCTGCCGCCACAGATCCTAAACTAGCAGATGTTGCATTCTTAGCTAGTCCACATCGTCATATATTCCACTTCCGTGTGGCGATAGATGTATTCCATGATGATCGTGAACTAGAGTTTATACAATTTAAACGCTGGTTGGAGTCATTATATGTAAATACAGTATTACAACTAGATTATAAAAGTTGTGAAATGATCGCAGATGATTTGTATGCACAGATCGCTGCCAAGTATCCCAATCGTGATGTTTGGATAGAAGTATCTGAAGATGGCGAAAATGGGTGTTATGTTGAGTATAATAATACTCGTCCTTATCAAACTGTCACTGTATAGGAGAAATTATCGTGGCAAATCCAAATTGGGTAAACAAGTATCTACGTATAACCCCAGAAGTAAGACAAATTTTTAATGACCTAGACGCATGGTGTAACTATTGCCGTTTCCGTATGATCAAGTTTGATGCTGCTGATTTATATAAATCACCAGAATATAAAGAATGGCAAGAACGTCGCAAGAAACGACAACAATGGCAAGCCCGTAACGGCATCGTCTACAACAAACAAAATCAAGGTCGATAATGGCTGTATTCTTAGTTGATCTAGAAGCAGTTGAAACTAGGTACACAGGTCAATGGAAGACTCATGTACCTAATCTACTTAAGAAGGCAGGACAGTCTGTTACAGTTATCCAAGGCCCTTCTGACATACCTAATGCTACTACTCCTGGCGCTTTTCTCAACTTTGGTGGCACAAACATTTATAAAGCCCGACAAGTGGAAGAAATTGCCAGATTATTTACAAGCAGCAAAGTTGTTGATGGCGATCACTTTCTTTTTACTGATGCTTGGCACCCTGGTATTATTAACCTTAAGTATATGGCAGAGCTGCTTGGTATAAAGGTTAAGATACACGCACTATGGCACGCTGGCAGTTATGATCCACAAGACTTCTTAGGACGGTTGATTGGTGACCAGCCTTGGGTACGTCATGCAGAAAAAGCATTCTTTGAAGCTGTTGACTATAATTACTTTGCCACAGACTTTCATATTGATATGTTCTGTTTTAATTTATATAAAGCAAGAAAAAGTACGCTTGGCGATAAGATAGTACGTACAGGTTGGCCTATGGAATATATGGTAGAAACACTTAAACCTTATGCCAATGTACCTAAACGTGATTTAATCTTATTCCCACATCGCATCGCTCCAGAGAAACAGGTCAATATATTCCGTAATCTAGCTGTAGAATTACCTGAATACGAGTTTGTGGTATGTCAAGATCAAGAACTAACTAAAGAAGAGTATCATACCTTGCTAGGGCAGGCCAAGATTGTATTCTCAGCTAATCTACAAGAAACTCTGGGTATATCATGTTATGAAGGTATGTTAGTAGGTGCTATTCCGATGGTTCCAGATCGTTTATCATATAAAGAAATGTATGGTAGTCTATTTAAATATCCTAGCGAATGGACTGAGTCATGGGATAGTTATCACGAACATAAAGAACAGCTTAAAGGTCGCATTCGCGAACACATGACGAACTTTGATGCTAGACACGATTTTATACGCAGTAACGCAGAACATCTTACACAAGAATTCTTTTCAGCAACTAAAATATTAGAAACCGTCAGTGGTAAATCCCTTCGAGAAGATTAACGAGTTTGAATCTGCACTAGCCAAGTTTACAGGTGCATCATACGCAGTTATGACTGACTGCTGTACCCATGCCATTGAACTATGCCTACGCTATGATAATATCCAACGTGTGACATTTCCGGCACATACCTATCTCAGTATACCGATGACCATGCACAAGCTAGGTATTGCCTACAATTATAGTGATAAACTTTGGACTGGTGAATATCAGTTCATAGGCACCCGTATTTGGGACAGCGCCAGATTACTCAAAGAAGGTATGTATCGCCCTGGACAACTACAGTGTCTGAGTTTTGGTATTGATAAACCATTGAGTATTGGGCGTGGTGGAGCAGTTCTTACAGATGATGTAGAAGTCTATGACATACTAATTCAACAACGGTACGATGGACGAGATCTAAATATTAGTCCATGGGAAAAGCAAAAAATATTCCGTGTTGGATATCATTATAAACCTACCATAGAAGAAGCAGTCAAAGGTTTAGAATTATTACCAAACATAGATCAAGAATCCAAATATAAAGAATATCCCGACCTACGTGAAATTATTATCAAATAACGTTGACAAAGACCTAAATAACCTATATACTAATAACATATCCCAATCCACTGGGTTAACATCGGAGACAAGAATGGAAGATAAAGTAATAAGCGAACGCATCCGCGAACGTATTCAAGCATCAAACACCAGATTCTGGGCTGGGGATAATATCTCAGCACATATTTCAGACAGTGAAAAAGATGAATTGATCAATGAACTAACTACCAAATTTGAAGGTGTGTTAGATAGTTTGATCATTGATCGAGAAAATGATCCAAATTCACGTGGTACTGCACATAGACTAGCAAAAATGTACATCCATGAGATCATGGCAGGTCGATATGATCCTGCACCAGATGCTACAGCTTTTCCAAATGATAGTGAAGACCGTTATGAAGGCATGCTAGTTGTCCGTAGTGAGCTTCGTAGCATGTGTAGTCATCATCATCAACCAGTCGCAGGTGTAGCATATATTGGTATCATTGCCGCACAGAAACTAATTGGATTATCAAAATATACACGCATAGCACAATGGTGTGCTCGTCGCGGTACCTTACAAGAAGAATTATGCAACGACATTGCCAGAGAGATCATGAAAGCTACCGGCAGTGAGAATGTAGCAGTCTACATCCAAGCAACACATGGATGCTGTGAGAACAGAGGCATCATGGCACATAGTTCATTGACTCAAACCACAGTGCTCAAAGGAGCATTTAACACTGATCCTGGTACTAAGAAAGAGTTCATGGATAATGTGAAACTTCAACAAGAATTTGCTCCAAGATAAAGGGAAAGAAAATGAAACTTAGAAAAATATTATTAGGATTAGCACTAGCAGGATCGTTAATCAATCATCAGGCATTTGCCCTAACTCCGGCGGAAGAAGTCGTGCAGGCTAAAGCGGCTGCAACAGCTAGGGCAGATGCAGCTAGGGCCGCAATACTAGCTGAACAGGCAAGACAATATCAAATAGTTTATGGTAAACCTCTTGATAGGTCAACTCCTGTGGTAACTACCCCAGTGGTAACTGCGCCAACAGTAAATACTCCGGTGGTAGTAAATACTCCGGTGGTAGTAAATACTCCGGCACCTAGACCAAGCATTGATATCGCAAAGTTTGCTACTGCGGAATATACATCTGCTGGGATTAATTCTAGTTCAATCATCGACGACTATCTGCGTGGCATAAATGCTAGTTCGGCATGGAGCAGAGGATATACTGGTTTAGGATCTAAGATATTAATCATCGACAGTGGCATCAATGCCAATCACAGTGAGTTTTTAAACAGTGTCACTGATACTAAAGACTTTATTAGATCAGCGAGTGGAATGACCGATAAAGTTGGGCATGGTACTAGTATGGCTAGTATTGCGGCGGCAAATTGGAACGGAACAGGCGTAGCAGGTGTGGCCCCAGATGCTATGTTGGCTATCGCCAAAGTTACCGACAACAAGTCATTCAATTTCGTCCAAGCACGTAACGCAATTAGTTGGGGTGTTTCGATCGGTGCTGATGTAGCAAATATATCAGCTAATAGTGTTTATGATGTTGTTTCTAGAAAAACTTTCTATCAACTAAAAGATGGCGCGTGGGCAAATAGCAGTGCCACTTATAAAACTAATTATTATACCGGTGCTCGTGCGACTGGATTTTATAACAATGAAGACCCAAAATCCTGGGCAACGGCATTGGGTGGAAGTGAAATGGTTATAGTAAACTCAGCTGGTAACAGTGGATTACGCTATCCAGAAAATCCTGCATCAATGGCTATCGCTACGAAACCAGACGGTAGTTTATACTTAAATGGTCAGATGATGATCGTCGGTGCATATGATGTTAGCACTAATACCATATCTGGTTATAGCAATAGAGCTGGTCATATGTGTCAGGGATTTAACATTGTCAATGGTACTTGTATGGATACCTACCGTATCAGTGACTTCTATATCATGGCACCAGGTAACGCATATTCAGCTAGTAAGACCGGTGACGTATATGTTACATCACAAGGTACCAGTGAAGCGGCAGCAGTAGTTTCAGGTGCTGTAGCTATAGTACATCAACAATGGCCACAGATGACAGGTGCTAATATCGTTAAGTTATTATTAGCTACGGCCAGTACCGACCTAGTAAACTATAATAAAGAATTGATGGGTGTTGGTAAATTAGATTTAGAAAAAGCAACACAACCATTTGGTGTAGTAGGTATTCCTACAACAGGAAGAAAAGTTGCACTTGGCGGTGGCTTCTCGACTAGTACATCAGGTGGGTTAAGTTCAGTTGGTGCACTAAGTTCAGTAATGGTAACAGATGAGTTTGGTCGTGATTATTATGTTAACATGGCATCAACCGCTAATGCTAAACGAGCTACAGGTAATTTTAATCCAATAAGTAAAGCAAACTTCTACGAGGACTACAATCCTTATAATAAGTTAAACTACTATACCAATGGTGGTAAAGTTGCTCTAGGGCAGTATGATGTTAGGATGTCAATGAATGAGTTTACACAAACAGGACTAGTTGAGTCAGGGTATACTACTAAGTTCAATGACAAGGCAAACTACCGTGTGGGCTTTGGTATGTTGAATGAACGTAATGCTTGGATGGGCAATCAGATCTCAGGTATGATGGGCGAAGTCAATGGTAGTTATACACAGTTTATGAACTTTACTGGTGCATATAACTTAAATAAAAACTTGAGCTTATTTGGTAGTGCTTGGGTAGGTTATACACAGGCTAACTTACAGACTAGTGGATTGATCACCAATGTGGGTGCTACACAGTCATATAGTTGGAACATGGGCGTAGATTATACTAAAGAAAAACACAGTTTTGGTGCTACAGTAAGCCAACCAGTTACTGTAAGTAAAGGTACTGTTGATGTTAGCATACCAATTGGGTGGACTGCCAACGGTGAAGTAGCATATGATCGTAGCCGTGTAAACATTAGTCCAACTGCAATGCAGTATGACATGGGTGTATATTACAAGTATAAAACTAAAAATCTAAACTTGATTACCTATGGTGAGCATCAAACGAACTATCTTAATCAAGCAGGTGTGACTAATCAACAGTTTGGTTTCGCACTTAACAAGGAATTCTAAGATGGATTTGAAATCAATTTGTTTGGAATATTTTGAAACATTCTCACGCAAGGATCTAGATGGACTTGGGGTAATGTTCACCGGTGATATTACCTTACGTGATTGGGAAATCAGTGCTACAGGCATCGATGAAGTATTAGCCGCTAACAAAAAGATATTCGACAGCGTTGAATATATTCATGTGATGCCGTTGCACCTGTATCAAGATAACAATACTGTAACCGCAGAACTAAGCATAGTAGTTAGTGATGCTGTACATTTAAGTGTTGTTGATGTAATTAAATTCAATAACGCAGGCAAAATTAGTAGTATCAGAGCCTATAAGGGATAGTAATGAAAAAGTTATATGTAGATGATCAACAGATCCGAGAATATGTAAACGATATCTCATTTAAAATGTATAAGGACAATTGGCGCCCTGACTATATCGTAGGATTAACACGTGGCGGATTAATTCCTGCTGTATATATGAGTCATATGTTAGATATTCCTATGGAAACATTAAAGGTAGCCCTACGTGATGGTACAGGTGGTGAAAGCAATGGTTGGATGGCAGAGGACGCATTTGGTTATTTAGATGCCAGCGCAGTCCCTAGACCTAAAGGTGAACCAACAAGTGATCCTGCTCTACGTAAAAACATACTGATCTTAGATGACATCAATGACACTGGTGCTACGTTAGATTGGATCATACAGGATTGGCAAAGCGGTGCATTACCAAACGATCCAGCCTGGAATACTGTCTGGGGTAACAATGTCCGTTTTGCAGTGCTATTTGATAACTTATCTAGCAAGTTTAGCCACAAGGTCAACTACAGTGCAGTAGAGATAAACAAAGCCGAAGAAGATGTTTGGATTGTTTATCCATGGGAGAGATAGGTTGCATTTTTTTACAAAATATAGTAAACTAATAGGATGGTTGGCCAATATCATTACCGTTATCGGTGTGGTATTCACCAGTCTTGATGTGTATCCTCTCAACATTATTATACTGTCTATTGCTTGTTTATTTTGGATTGTAACTGGTATTGTTTGGAAGAAACCTGAGCTATGGTCATTAAATGCCATAATATTATTCATATATCTTTATGGGTTAATTAGATGAGTAAACTTAAAGTAAGTGAAATATTCTATTCAGCACAAGGTGAAGGACGCTTTATTGGTGTACCTAGTGTATTCTTAAGGACCTTTGGCTGTAACTTTACCTGTGGTGGATTTGGTATGAGTGATCGCACACAGATGAGCACAGAGCGTGAGTTTATCGATCCTACAAAATATCGTATATATGAAGAACTACCTTTGGTTACAACAGGCTGTGACAGCTATGCGTCGTGGGATCCTAGATTTAAGAACTTTAGTCCCTTATTAGAAATTGATGCTGTAGTCGAGCGTATGCTAGATCTAGTGCCTAGCAACAGTTGGATCATGCCTAACGGCAATGACACACATTTGGTTATCACAGGAGGTGAGCCATTGTTAGGTTGGCAACGTGCTTATCCAGAATTGTTAAGTCACAAAAATATGTATAACTTAAAGAATCTAACATTTGAAACAAATGGTACCCAAGAACTACATGAAGACTTTGCCAAATACTTAAAACTTTGGAATCGTGGTAGCCGTGAGATTACATTTAGTGTTAGTGCTAAATTAAGTGCAAGTGGTGAAACGTGGACAGATGCAATTAAACCTGAGATTGTTCGTAGTTATGAAAAGGTTGGCACAACTTATCTTAAATTTGTAGTAGAAAAACCTAGTGACTTTGATGAAGTTGATCGTGCAGTATCAGAATATAGGAAGGCTAAGTTCAAAGGTGTTATATACATTATGCCAGTAGGCGGTGTGGTTAAAGTCTACGACGGAAATAAATTTAACGTAGCTGACGAAGCTATGCGTCGCGGTTATTATTACAGTCCAAGATTACATGTTGATCTTTGGGGTAATAGTTGGGGCAAATAAAAGGAAAATATGAGCTATCTATTTACAAGTGAAAGTGTTAGTGAAGGACATCCAGATAAGGTAGCAGACGCTATCAGTGATGCGGTGTTAGATTTAATGATGCGTGAGCAGAATACTGCTTATCGTTGTGCTTGCGAAACACTAGTAACAACTAATCAAGTCGTCCTAGCTGGCGAATACAAAGGTATTTACAATCACTCAGAAGTTGAGAATACTGTACGTCGTGTTATACGTGACATTGGCTACGAGCAAGATGGGTTCCATTGGGAAACTGTAGAGATCACTAATTTAATGCATGGACAATCGGCTGACATTGCCCTGGGTACAGACACATTTGGTGCAGGTGACCAAGGACTGATGTTTGGTTATGCTATCAATGAAACTCCAGACTTAATGCCCAGTGCTATCTATTACAGTCATAAAATTGTAGAACGATTAACAGCAGTTCGCAAGAGTGGAGTGGTATGGTTAGGTCCCGATGCCAAGTCACAGGTTACTATGGAATATAATGATGATGGCACTGTTAGTCGTATCGCTAAGATAGTGTGCTCAACGCAACACTCAGCTGATATAGATATCAATGATTTACGTGAGCAGATTAAAACTATTATTGATACAGTATTGCCACCAAATCTAATAGATGCCGATACAGAATATCTTATCAATCCAACTGGCAGATTTGTCATTGGTGGACCAGATGGTGACACTGGTCTAACAGGACGTAAGATTATCGTTGATACCTATGGTGGATACAGTCCACATGGTGGTGGTGCATTCTCAGGCAAAGATCCTACTAAGGTAGATCGTAGTGCGGCTTATATAGCTCGTTACCTGGCTAAGAATATCGTGGCCTCCAAGGGCGCACATAAAGCAACTGTTCAAATCAGCTATGCTATTGGTGTTAAGCAACCAACCAGCTTGTTTGTTAAGACTGACCTAGGTATCGAGTTTGATAACACTATTACCCAGTGGATACGTGAGAATGTTGATCTAACACCAGCGGGCATCATAAATAGATTTAAGTTGTTCCGACCTATCTACAGTGAAACAACCAACTATGGACACTTTGGTAAAGCAGATTTACCTTGGGAAGCCGTGGATTTATTCAAGGACTAATATGATAAAGAAATTAATCAATAACTTGTTTGGTGCTAAACTAAAACCCGCAGTTATTAAAGAACAAAAAATCAAAAAGACTCCTAAAGAAATAGCTACAGAACGTGATGAACCTTATGTTGAAGTATTAGGCATGGATATAGACAAAGATAATCTAGGCAATGGAGCTTTTGAATTAGATTGGAATGATAAATTCGTGGCTAACTTAATGCGTGCTGGATATCAAGGTAAGACAGATCAAGACATAGTAGACAATTGGTTCAAAGCAGTATGTCGCAACGTCATACAAGAAAATTTTGAGCAGGAACAGGCCGATCCAGAAATACGTGCAAGTAATCGTAGAGATCTAGGAGATGGCAGAACGGAAGTAAGTTGATCCTGTATGTCAATGGTGATAGTCATAGTGCCGGGGCTGAAGCAGTAAACTCTTTTGCATTTGCAGAAGATGATCCGTTATATAGTGGTCTAGGACGACAACCACACCCCGACAATGAACGTGTTAGTTATGGATGTTTAATAGCTAATGCATTTTTTGCTATTCTACACTGCGATGCCGAAAGTGCTAGTTCAAATGATCGTATTATTCGCACTGCCAGAGAATACTTAACACAATACAAACCAGATGCTATTATTATTGGATGGAGTACCTGGGAGCGTGAAGAATGGTTATATAATGATAGATATTGGCAAATTAATGCTGGCGGCGCTGGTCATGACTGGCCAGAAGAACTCAAACATCGATACCACGATTGGGTAACTAGTCTAGATTATCGTCAGAAAGAACGTGACGCTCAAGATAAGATTTGGGCATTGCACCAAGAATTATCCGATATACCTCATTTATTCTTCAATAGTTATTTGGCATTAGATTTTACCAAACATCGTGATTGGGGTGATAGTTATCTATATCCATATGATAATGCATATACATATTATCATTGGTTAAAAGATCACGGGTATAATACGGTTAATCCAAACAGCTATCATTTTGGTGCGGACGCACATCGTGCCTGGGCAGACTTTTTGATTCCCCAATTGACAAAAATCATAAATGAAAGTATAATAACTAAATGAGATATCTATTAGTTGACACTGCAAACACATTTTTTAGAGCAAGACATTCAGCGCATCGCCAAAGTAACACTTGGGACAAGCTGGGTTTCGCTATCCACGTAACCTTAGCCAGCATAAACAAATCATGGCGTGATCAAAAGGCTGACCATGTTATATTCTGTTTAGAAGGGCGCAGTTGGCGCAAAGATTTCTACGAACCCTATAAGAAAAACCGTAGTGTAGCACGTGCGGCTCTTACCGAAAGCGAAGCAGAAGAAGACAAGTTGTTCTGGGAAACATTTGATAATTTAAAAACGTTTGTCGCAGAAAAGACTAATTGTAGTGTTCTTCAACACGGTGAATTAGAAGCTGACGATTTGATTGCAGGCTGGATACAAAGTCATCCAGATGATCATCATACTATCATATCCAGTGACACAGACTTCTATCAACTCTTAGCAGACAACGTTAATCAATACAATGGCATCAGTGATGAGCTCCATACCTTAAAGGGTATCTTTGACAAGCGTGGCAAACCTGTCATTGATAAGAAAACTAAAGAACCTAAGAAGATCCCTAACCCACAGTTTATACTTTTTGAAAAGTGTATGCGTGGTGATCCCACAGACAATGTATTTTCCGCATTTCCAGGCGTGCGCACCAAAGGCAGTAAAAATAAAGTAGGACTTGAAGAAGCCTACAGTGACAAAGACAAGAAAGGTTATAATTGGAACAACATGATGTTACAGCGTTGGGTTGATCACAATGGCGTAGAGCATCGTGTGTTAGATGACTATGAACGTAATCGTGTCCTAGTAGATCTAACAGCACAACCAGATGCGATAAAGATTAAGATGGCGGAAACTATAGCGGCCGCACAAGTGCCCAAGAACATGCCCATGGTTGGCGCACAGTTCTTAAAGTTCTGTGGCAAGTATGATCTGATTAAACTCAGTGATAATGCCAGCGCGATCAGTGAATGGTTGATGGCTAGTTACCCGCAGAAAGAACATGCATGATAGCAGATGGCAAGTTCCTGGCATTAGATCTAGAACTTAATCAACCTAGCGGTAAGATCATACAGGTTGGTGTGGCTATAGGTGATAAGAACACACGCTTTGAAGACTATGTTGTCCGTAAATGGTACATAGATCCACAAGAGCCAATCAGTGAATTTATCAACGATCTAACAGGTATAACTGATGCTGATATACGTGCTGAAAGTTATAGTCATGAACATGTTGCTCGTGAGCTCGGTGAGTTGATTAAAGAACATAAGTGCTTTATCAATCCAGTGACCTGGGGTGGTGGTGATAGTGTGGAATTATTGGCAGAATTCTGTAAAAACCATGCTGATTTTCCGCATTTTGGCCGTCGTTGGATAGATGTTAAGACTTGGTATACATACTTGATGCTTACACGTGGTAAAGCACCTAGTGGTGGATTGAGTTCAGCTATGGGCTCGTTCAAACTACAGTTCAAGGGTAAAGCACACAGGGCAGATGTTGATGCGGCTAATACTCTAGCATTGTTTTTCAAACTGCTAGAACGTCAGGCTAAACTAGAAAGTATATTGGACAGTGCAAAAAACATTTGACTTTAATCAAAAACCTAAATATAATATAGTATGACTAAAGAATTAGAAAAATTAGCAGCTCAAGCAGGTTTATCCGTAACAGATAATCTTGAACATTTCTATCGTCTGGTTGGTGAACGTTGTGCTGATATCTGTGGTAGCCAAGGTGATCAAAAGAACATACGTCGTCATTTTGGTCTAGACTATTATGATGGTCCTAGCCATTATCAGAGTAAAAGACATCAGGAAACACAGTATGATTGGAGTAAACATTACGTTGAGGAAAAGAAATAAATGGCACATATAATCGATAAAACATTTGAATTCTGTTATGGACACAGAGTTTGGACACAGAAACTAAATGGTGAATATGCGGCAGACTTGAAGTGCGCTTGTCGTCACCTACATGGACATGAAGGTAAACTACAGGTTTATCTACGTAGCCCAACTGGGGTATTAGATCCAACTGGCATGGTGACAGACTTTCGTCATTTGGAATGGTTAAAGAAATGGATCAATGAATATATCGATCATCAGTTTGTGTTAGACAAGAGCGATCCGTTGTATAATCAAATCGTTGGCGATCGTGGATTAGTTCCAGTATTGATCCCAAACACAGAACATGTAGCAGGTTGGCAGTTAGACTTAACAGGCCTAGATCCCAACACACCAGAGTATGAATACTATGAAGGATTCATGATCGTGGACTTTGTTCCAACAAGTGAAAACTTATCTAGTTGGATGGCTGAACTAGTAGACATTAAAATGAAACCATTGAATGTAACTGTTGACCACATTGATTGGTGGGAAACTCCTAAGAGCCGTAGCGTATATTACAAATGACAGCAACAGTTTTCATCTTACTAGCACTATTTGGCATCAAACATTTCATCTGTGACTTCTTGATGCAGTATGACTACATGCTCCGCGAAAAAGGCATCTATGGTGCCACAGGTGGTGTCCATCATGCTATAGTCCATGCTAGTTTTACTTTCTTAATACTTGTATTCTTTTGCCCTAACGTAAATACAATTATCGCACTTTCATTTGCAGACTTTGTCTTACACTATCATATAGATTATTTTAAGCAACAATTGAATAAGGGACTTACAACAGCAGATCGTATGTTCTGGGTTTGGCTTGGCGCGGATCAAGCTCTGCACTATTTAACTTACGTAGGAATTATCAGTTATGTCACTCTTGGCTAAAGCAGTGGTTAAAAACAAATGTTGGGTAGTTGAAGATGATAACAACAATAAAGTTGGTACTATCATGACAAACCCACAAGGTGTAGTTTATCAACATGATCAGACTCGTGAACAATTCCCTAGTTTGAAAATGCTCAGTGACAAGTACAATATCGTTGTAGACAAAGCACCACCACGCAAGATCATCACAGAAAGCAATAATGTCTATGGATACCCATGCGAGTACAAAGCTAATAATATCCTATGGGATGTCAAACATAAACTACCTATCTTTACTAAAGGTACTAAAAGTAAGAGTTTCTTCTGTGCCGGATATTATATCGTTAAATTTAACAACGGTTGGGTCAAATCATACTGCCCTAAACTAATCACACTTAATCGCTATGTTTATGCTGGTCCTTATGAATCAGCAGAAGAAATGCAAGAACATTTACGTATCGCCAACGGAGCATTACATGGAACAACAGTTAAGCCTGCATCTGAAGAAATTTAACGATCGTGTTAAAGTAATGAATCAAACCAATGCTAAAGAGCTAAATCTTTCAGCATTAGAAGCACGTAATATCCACAGTGAAATCTTTGAATTACTAACAAAGATCAATGATCTAACAGAAATTAAACGAGCCGCAGAAGCCGAAGCAGTGGTATCAGTTGAATTTGATGGCGGAAATTTCTAATTATATATGTAGTTTATGACATAAATATATGTGGAGAAACATAAATTATGTCAAGACCAAAACCCAACGTATTGTTAGAACATGTTAATAAAACAACATATAAGAGTGATCAGATATTGAGCAGTGAAGGTATCTGGGCTGTGTTCTATGATAATCAACCTATTAATCTAAAAACACAAAATATACTAGTAGCCTATCCTGGTCCCAAGTATAAAAAAGTGTCATTTAGTAATCCAGGTCATGCACACAATCTAGCTAAAAAGCTAAACACCTTATTTAAATCAGATAAATTCACAGTGGTATTACTAAGTGCTGGAACTCCAGTATTTGCTTAATATATGGCACGCACTGCTGACTCATTGCAAAATGTATGGCAGGCCCGGTTCCAAGAACATACCCTAAATCCCTTTACTTCAGATCCCAAACTTGGCCTGCGTTATCAACGCTATGATAATCCAGCCAGTTGGTGGCACAATCCAGTTAATCCAGACAGCCTACGTCTGACCCGTCCAGCGTTTAACATGTTGAATAAAAACAAGGATATCAAAAATTGGCATTTTAAATTGCCTACAGAATTAGTTAATCGCAGTTATATCCAATTAGAAAAACATTTTACTAGCCCATACTACATATCTGGTCCAAAATCCATTTATGTATTCAGTGAGCAAGATTCTATCATGCTAGCCCTGCATGGTAGCAATCTACAACAATATCTTGACAATCTAGCCAGTTGATGCTATACTAGTTTTATGTTTGAATATCTAGGCACACTGATTGGCATGCATCAAGTAGATGGAATTATATCATCTGTTCAAGCAGAAGAATCCTCACAAAAATCTCAAGTGGTCCAAATGGGCTCACCTAGACCCGGTTATCGTGTTCCACGAGATCAGCGTATCGAAGCGATCCGCAAGCGTTTTGAACGTCAGTTAGAAGCGGATAAAAACACCCCCGATCCCCACGCAGATATGTGGGATAAAGACTGGATTAATAAGCCCTAAAATGCACTCTAAAAGTGCATTTTTTTTGGCT